AGCTGGCGGTCTGGGACGCAATGTACCAGATAGATGTGAAGCTGCGCTCTGACGCTGATCTGGGAGGCAACGTGACCGATTCTAACGTAGGTGCTGCAACGATTGGGTACACCACTATGAGCGGTGGGGTATTCCGAACAGTATCAGTGCCGTTTGAAATGGAACTAATGGGCGAGGTAACGATCACGCCGTGAGGTAATTATGGCTAAAGTAAATGGGCTGAACGTGCGGTTTTATGTCGAGGGTTACGACCTGTCGGGAGATGCGAATGCCCTGTCTGCGATGGGCTATACCAACGAGCTATTGGATGTAACCGCTCTTGATTCTTCTGCCCGGAAGAGGATCATCGGGATTGTGGATTCTGAAATCAGCGTTGATGCATGGTTTGATAATGCTGCTTCACAGCAACACGCTGTCTGGACTGCAAACAGTGGCAAGCAGCCGACCACAGATCAGGAGATTGTTATCCCGTTTGGGTCGGCAGTCGGTGATCAGTTTGTAGGGCTGGTGGCGAAGCAGGGGACGTATTCAACTGCCCGTGCGCCGGGATCAGCGATTACGGCGAATGCAGTCTTCTCAGCGAATGGATCGGCAGCGGAGTTCGGCGAGATGCTAACGGCCCACGACGATACCCATTCCACGGCTGGTTCGGGAACAGTTGTCGACAGCGGAGCATCATCGTCTAACGGGGGTACTGGTTACCTCCAGATATTAAGCCTTGCTTCTGGGAGTGTCACGGTAAATCTACAGGAAGCTACCTCTAGCGGTGGTTCCTACTCTAACTTTATGACGTTCTCGACTGTCGCTGCTGCTGCTGCTCCGGCAGCGGAAAGATTAACTATGGAAGGAACAGTTCAAAGGTATATAAAAGTAACGACAACTGGCACATTTAGTAATGCCAAAATAGTGGTGGGATTTAGCAGATCATAGGAGGTCGAAATGGCGAAGCAAACTGGTTTGGGCGACTACCTTGCCGTGGACGATTCCGGCGGAACACCCAGAGATATCAGCAATGACATCGGCGATTACGGGATCAACATCTCGCAGGAGCTTATCGAGACAACGGGACTCGATAAGTCGGCGAGGGAACGCATCACGGGGATGTCTGATTCCGATGTGACTCTCAACGGGTTTTTCAACCCTGCGAGTAATAAATCGCATGACGTTTTTAAGACTAGGACAGGCACTAGAACCTTCGATCTGAGGATCGGCGGTAATACGTCCAGCAATCCCAAGTTGGCGATGGAGATGCAAGTCGCAAGCTATAACATCTCCAGAGGTTCGGACGGCTCACTAACTTGGACGGCTGGACTGAATCTGGCAGACGGTACTGTCCCGGTCTACTCGACGGTGGCCTAATGGTAGTATCTACCAACGGCGTTAAGCCGTATGTAATCCAGCGGAGACAGGCGATTCTGGTCTTTGAGGAGCCAGAGTATGCTGGCATCCATATCAAGGCTCGTCTGGACGTTGATCTGAGGACGTTCCTTGATCTCCAAAGCCTTGCTGGTGGAGGGGATTCAAAGCCGGACGATCTAAGGGCAGCATTCTCTATGTTCGGAGACGAGATTCTGCAAAGCTGGAATCTTGAAGACGAGGACGGCAGAGTCTTGTCGGCTGATGCGTCAGGGTTCCTGTCTTTGCCCCCGGCACTGGCGACCAAGGTTCTGGGCGCATGGACTGAAGCAGCGACAACGTCGGGGGAAGTCTCAGCCTCGGCATAGCGAAGTGGAAATCAGTCCGGGGCGGTACGAATAGAGACGGGTCGGCTGTTGCGAAACCGATGGATTTGCAACTGGCAGAGATTGTCGACAATATTTGCCAGAGGTATAGCTGTCTGCCCTCTCAGGTGATGGAAGAGGATGTCGGGATTCTGAGAATGCTGGACATAATTGAACAGGGACATATAGAGGATAAGAAGTAGTGGCAAACGAAGTAACAATCAAGGTTAATGCCGACACGAAAACGGCAGAAACCAACGTTAAAGGCATGGGCGGCAAGATGAAGACCGCTCTAAAGGGCGTTGCGATAGGCGCTGGCGCACTAACGGCTGCCGCTGGTGCTGCTACTGTGCTTGGTCAAGAATACCAAGAAGCCACGAATCTTATCGCAGCCGGAACTGGCGCAACGGGCAAAGACTTAGAAGACCTCAAGACATCCTTCAAGGATGTCTGGGCAGAGGTTCCACAGGATGCTGAAACTGTAGCTGGTGCGATTGCTGACGTTAATACCGAGCTTGGATTGATGGGCCAGCCTCTTGAAGACACCACCACGGCATTCCTGACAGTCAGCCGGGCAATGGGAGAAGATGCAGCACCTCTGATTAAATCCGTGGCAGATGCCATGATTGCTATGGGCGAACCGACAGAAAACACGACGAAATTCCTCGACGAATTAACTGTCGCTTCTCAAAATGCTGGCGTACCTATGACCACTCTCGCAGATTCGGTTATCAAGTTCGGCCCTCAATTGAACGATCTGGGTTTGCCGTTGACTGAGGCTACTGCCTTGATTGCCGACATGGAGGCCAAAGGACTCGATGTCGGAAAGATGATGCCCGGAATGAATAAAGCGATCAAGACGCTGGCAGACGAGGGTGTTACCGATATCACGGCTGGATTACAGGATGCTATCGCAGAGATTCAGAATGCCGGAACAGACGCAGAAGGTCTTGGGCTTGCAATGGACTTGTTCGGCGCAGGAGCCGGAATAAGATTTAAGGATGCTATCGACAAGGGAGCATTCGCAAATGACGAACTCATTAAAGCGATGGAAGGTGCTGAAGGCACAGTGAAAACTCTTGGGGAAGAAACTCTTACATCGTCCGACAAGTTCAATATCTTCAAGAACAAGGTCAAAGCAGGACTCACTCCTATCGGGGATTTTGCCAACGCAGCAGGGCCGTTATTAATGACAATCCCAGCGATGACAACTGTGTTCAGCCTCCTCGCTGGATCGCAGACTGTACAGACCGCCGTGACATGGCTACAGACGGCGGCGATGACTGCTCTCAATTTTGCAATGGGGCCGATTGGGTTGATTATTCTCGGTATTGCCCTTGCCATAGGAGGAGTGATCCTCGTATTCAAAAACTGGGATACCATCGTCGAGACTTTCAAGAAAACGTGGGACACGGTCTGGGGGACGATCAAGAGCGTCTTTGATACTGTAGTGAATACGATCAAGGGAGTATTCGATTCCAAGTTCGGCTGGCTCCTTCCGGGAGGAGCCTTGCTGAAAGCGATCTTCTTTCTGCGAGATAACTGGAAGGAAATATGGAACGGGATGAAGGAAGTGGTCAAGGTAATAGTTAACCCGATAATAGGTTTCATCAATGCGATCATCGGCGGTTTGAATTCATTAATCAGGGGACTCAATAAGGTCAAGATCGAAGTGCCAAGCTGGGTTCCAGTTTTCGGTGGTAAGGGCTTCCAATTCAACGTCCCTGAGATCCCCAAGATTCCAACGCTGGCAGAAGGTGGAATCGTGAGGAGTCCGACCCTTGCCATGATCGGAGAACGAGGGCCGGAAGCCGTCGTTCCTTTGAACGGTAAAACTGGCGGTATTACTATAAATATTCTCGGGCCTACCTACGGATTCGATGACTTTGAGGAAAAGGTATCCGAGGCAATCACAGACTCTGTTCGCAGGGGCGGTTTTGGTGGTGTCCTACAGACATTATGAGGTTAAACAATGGCTAACGAAATGAAGCACGGCTCCGTCGGCACAGAACTTACTCAAGCGGAATGGGAGGGTATAGGGACTCACGTTCTGGATAGCCAGGCCACGGGTGATCTCATCTATGCTGCGTCATCCAGCCAGCTTCGAAAGCTGGCTATCGGATCAAGCGGAGACTATTTACGAGTAGATGGTGGCATACCTGATTGGCAAGCCACGACATCTATAACGGCTCTGGGAACAATCGCCACAGGTGTATGGCAGGGGACGGACGTTGGCGTTGCTTATGGAGGAACAGGAGTATCAACCCTGACAGATGGCGGTGTTCTTCTAGGCTCTGGTAGTAGTGCGATTACAGCGATGGCTGTCCTCACAGACGGGCAGATGATAGTCGGCAATGGCTCCACTGATCCTGTAGCCGAGAGCGGAGCTACACTTAGAACTTCAATCGGCGTAGGTACTGGAGACAGTCCGCAGTTCACAGATTTAACTCTGACGGACGATC